ACTCTTATGATACCCCGGTATCTACCGATAATCGCTTTACCATGATTTGGAGTTACCAATATCTTATCACCTGCTTTGACGTAAGCACCGCCACATTCGAATAATGGAAAGGCTGAACCACGTATCATGTGTTTAACTTCTAATTCCATACATTGTTTCATTGCTAAACCGTCCTTTAGTTGAAAACCCCATTACCCCTGATAAAGAGGCATGGGGTCATTAACCGAAAATTGTAAATTAAAAAAACCAAGTCTCACTGAATCTATATTGTTTTGATGTTGATTCCCATGATTACTGATCTTTCAACTGCTGTCTGTGGAATACCAGCAAAGGCATGCCTTGTTTTACCAGTCATCAGCATAAAATCACTTGATGGTAATGATGGTGAGGCAAATACTCTGGTGGCTTGACGAATCCAATTAGAGAATCTGGATTTCTGCACTAACAGCATGTAGGTGGTGGTGCTAACAGTTGGGTTGTCAGCTTTACCATCGGCCTCAAGATCCTCACGTACCAATTGAGATTCAACCCCTTTGATGCCAAAAACCGGAGGTACCATGCCTGTCACGTTACTGGCTAATCCACCGAATGCAAATGCAGTAAACAATTCGGGTATGGCACCGGTTACAAGCTTGTGGGAAACATCACAGCCATAAATGTAGCAAAGGTCAGCTTTCTCAGCTCCCTGACATTTGAGCCTGGTTAATAGTTTTGCCCAAAGATCTTTATCAGGATCAACACCACCATGATCATAAACAATTGCATTACCACCAACAGTGACCTCATTGGCAAACGCTCTTTGCCTCAGACCATCAAATGCCTTGGTGAATAATTTGGCACTGCCTGCTTGGGTATCATCATCGATGTGAGCCCCTGAATCATCACCATCGAGAATGGCACGTTCATAGGATCTAACCCCACCTTTCATAACTTCACGCCTGATTTTCTCAATGATAGCTGGTGCTGAATCATCAAGTAGATCTTGAGTCACATTGGTATGAACCACGTTGTTTTTTGATTCAACCAGGTAACTGGCTTGAGTGTTGGTCTGAACGGTGAAGGTACCATCATCAGCCTCTAGCTCACCTTCAAGCAAACCAAGTGCTCCTGGTGCCCTGACGATAGGTGATGACATTGGCATTGAATCAAATGTGTCTGCCAAAATGTATGGTTCCTCATACTCTTCAAAAAAGAAACGTGCCTGTACAGTATCTATCCACGTCGAAAAGTCAGTGACATTAAATGCTTTCATAAATGGCACTAACTGAGTTTTGTAAAGAGGCACAGATTCCATCAGCTCTTTGCTAGGGTTGTTGGTACGTCCTTTGTAGCAAGCTTGAATCTCAACATTGCTCAATGCTTTTTTAAAACCAAAAAGCATCAACCGTGACTCTTCCGGCAATCCTTTACAGGCTGACTTTGAACCATAGTTCACAGGCACAGCAGTAGTGATTAAATCATCATCTCTGACTCTTTTGCCAAACCACAATGCAGGTGTGTTGTAACCAAGGCGTTTGACATCATCGATACACTTTTGAAAGATAGGCTGACCTATCACTGCTGGTGCTTGTTTGTTTTTCAACATGTCAAACATGTTTTTCATCTTACCTGCATCCTCAATAGCTTGCTTGTCTGGTGTGATAACTCTTGTTGGTTCCATTTTTGAAAACTCCTTTTTTCAAAATTAAATAAAATACTTTTTTAAAAAGCAGTTTTCAGACTGCTTGGCTTTCATCCGTTGTCATCAATGCCTCAAAGGTATCTTTCATTTCCTTGATGTCTTTGGCTAATGAATCGATGGTGGTTTTTTGCGTGGCTATGGTGGCTAGCAATGCCTTTTTATCCTCATCATCCTCATCCTCCTCATCATCCATTGGTGGCTTATCCTCATCCTCTTCAGGTGGCACCGGTTTTTGTGCCTTGGATTCAAAGTTACCAAGTATGGTCTCACTCAATTCAATGCTACGTTTCATTGAACTACCGATAGCTCCCAATTCAGTAACAATCGTTTTGATTCCATCGGACAACTCTGTTGCTAATTTCTCTTCCATCAGTTTACCCTCGATTAAATTACCGACAACTAGCGTTATGCCATCATCGATGTGAATGTTTCTAAATGTATCTGATTGAAAGTCACCTATTGACCTTTGCACAAATACAAATGCCTCATCATTATGCTCGGTATTCAATACTCGGTAGTTATTATCCAAAGCGTATTCAGTTGCTGTCTTTTCAGTAAAATATTCTGTTGAAAGTATCACGCTGTAGGTGCGATTATTAGATGACATATTTTGCTTTTGAGATTGCACCGGTTTTGATGTATTGAGGCCACCAAGGGAATGATACTTCTTTGCAAACTGCCTCATCTCAAAAGTCGCATCAGGATTAGCTGGCACCGCTACCACACTCAACTCCAACAACTCGAACCTCTCAACAATGGCAGGTTCCATCAATTTGCCATCATCATCGAATTTAGGGGCTATGATTTTTTGTGGTAGGAATCCTATTGATACGGTTTGCAGCAAACCTTGCAGGGTTAGACTTCTTATATCTGTCTGATTTTCAGTCAGCCTTGCTTTCCTTGGGTCACCGATAAAGGCGTCAAACATAATGCCCTCTGACTCAGGCCGTAACAATGTGACACTACCGATTACCGATTGGGTAAAATACATATGGTCAGATAGTAGCACTGGGTTTTTGAGAAAATTTTTAGCATCTAAACCCTCTGGCAATACCACCTCATCCATTCGATCAATAATCTTGGCATTGGCTGTGCCTGATATCTCTAATCGATCTTTCTCAGGATCAAACTCAAACACTCCCTTGGTGTTAGCATCTGCCATATTCTTTTTATGATAGATGCCATTCATCAGCCTAAAGCCCTCTGGCTTTTCAGCTAATACAGGATTGGATTTGTAAAATGACTTAGTGTATTCACCTTTCTTATGCAGAATCTCACGGTATCGTTTTACATCTTTGGGGTCGCCTACTATCTCAATTGCCATAAGATACCTTTCATTTAAATATTTGATAGAATTGCTGCTGCATTAGATTGAGCATCATGAGGTATTGTGTTGGACTGAGTGCAACGACAATTTATAACATCACTAGCACCACCTTTAGGGTCTCTTGGATATCTCAATTCACCACCGGTAATAGGATTACGATAGACATGTTTAATGTCTTGTTTACCCTGACTCTCAAATTCAGCATGAGGTACCCTGGCATCGGGATTAGATAAGACATCACCAACATGAAACCATTGTTTTTCTACTTTGGTGAAAACCTGCTGTAAGGTTTCACCCTCCCATTCAATGCCCTGGCTCACTGCTGTTAGTATCTCAGTCCTAGCAATGGTTGCTGCTTGACCGGAATAGTTTTCACCATAGTCATTGGCAATCTGTGATGCTATTTGGATATGAGTTTGACCACCCTCCAAACCAGCCTCGATAATGGATAGAATATTTTCAGTGACTGTCTCATCAAATCGGTAAAAGGTTTCTAAGGCTCTTTGACTCATAGTAGTACGCCTACTATCACTATCACGCTGCTTGATGGCCTCGATGGCTTGCTCATCTGCTGGTGAGAATCTAAGGTTAGCACTATTGGCTTTGTAGGTACCATCTGCCATGTCTTTGGCAATAATCAATGTGGCTGAGATAGATCTACTAGAGGATAACGCAAAACCAAAGCCAAGGTCTTGAGTCTCAAGGATGATGGGTAGCATCTTACTATCGAATAAAGTGACTCGATCATCAGCTAAAGTCATCAGGTGACCTTCAACATCTAACCCCATGATGAGAGCATCCTTGGTTTGCTCAAACATCAGATTAAAATATTGGGCTAATGCTTTGACATATTTCTCACCTTGACGGGTTTCAATACGCCTTTGATTAGCCTCAACTGTTATCTTGGCACGTTTAAATATTTCTTTGTGGATACTGTCATCGGATTGTTTAAGACTACCAGGATGACCATGTTTGTCCTCACCAGCCACCATCACCTTAAAATCAACAATTTTATGGATGTGGTCGGGTCCTTCACCTTGGATTGCTCTAGTCAAACCGTTACCGGTTTCAGGATCCCACTCAGCAACATGATGATGTGGGTTATCACCATCACTTTGAGTAGTGAGACCTGCAATCTTTTGACTCTTGGTATCTAGCGTTTCATCTGGACCCATATCATTTGGATCGATGGTGCCAGTACCATCACCATTGCCAAAGGGTAGCGCCATCCCTAGCTTTTTAACCTGAGAGGTAAACATGGTACCTCTCGGATCGGTAGCTTTTAAAGGCTTTAAACCGACCAACTCCCTTTGCTCATTGATGGTAGCAATATCCTCAATAGATTTTGCATCCTCGGCCTTAGATCGAAGAGACCCAACCACAGCATCGATATTAGAAAGATCAGGTACTACTTCTACCTCACCCTTATAAATATTTTTAACTAGATAGCTATTATTCCAACCAGCAGCAACAAAGTATGACAATGGTATGATGGTGTTTTGCCAGAATGCTTGCTCTTGCACTTCAGCAGTAGCCCGATTGACATCCTCTACAATTCCAACCATGGCCGGTGGAATTCCTAACATTGCCAATAGGGTTCTACGGTTTTCTCTTAATCCTTCAAGATGCTGCATCTCACTCATGTTGAGACCAGCATTAACCCATTTAGCCCCTTTGGGCAGAAACTGTTGACGCCACCAATTTCTTTTACCAGTGAATGATGCCTCATAGGTGCGCATTAATCTTTCCATGCGCATCCTAGAGATATCCTCAGTTGTCTCAATCACACCAGCATTGGTACCACCACGTAAATAGAATGCCATCTCAAATTCATTTTTATGTCGATCCAATAGGATGGGACGGCTAGCAGCAGCATACATGGAAAGGCCATATAGAGGATTATAAGGGTTGGCTAATTTGAAGTGGATGACTTGTTTAAAATCTATCTTGCCAGGTTTGAGAAAATGGTTATTCATTCCGCTTGATGATATCTCAATGTAGTCAATTGGGCCTGATTCATTAAACCGTTTTTCTGCATCAGGCGTAGTTTCTGGGTCAATCAAAACAATGCTGATCAGCTCTACAGGCACATGCATTGCCTCTTTGTAATTCTCATCAAACACTAGGAAATAATTCCCACCCAAAGTCATATCAAGATAACCGGACCAATCTCTCAATTTGTGATCTTGAACCGGTGATTGTGCTTTCAATTGAGCATTTAGGGGATGGGTCTCATTGACCTCATGATTTACTGTGTTTTTAACTACAAATGGGATAGAGGATAGCGTCCTTGCTATCAACTGTGACGTTGCATAAACCCAAGGCTCACGACCGAACAAAGCTTTCATCTTGCCAGCAGTTGGCCTCAACTCAAACTCTTGTCCAAAGTATCCTGAGTCATTCCCATGATCTTGAATGTTAGCTAAATGTGAGATGTCTATCTGCTTATAAATTGCATTAGAGATAGACGATTGCAAACCATTGAGCTGTGTAAAATCCATCAATTCCTTGTCGTAGTCTGTCAGTGATCCACCATCAGGTAAAACTAAGGATTGTTTTTGTTTACTACTACTAAATGGCCACAGTCTCATACAAGCATCCTTCGTTTCGATTCAATTGGGAATGGTTATAAGGCTATCAAACATTAATCGAATATGGCAATAAAGTTACTACATCACAAAGAACCAATGTATTACCTTGTCAATAGGGAGTAGTAAAAAATGAGGATAACGGTAGGTCAATATTACCGCACCAGGGATGATGAAAAGATGTTTACCTTAGCCATTGCCCCATCATTTCTAAAAATGAAACATCCATTGGTAGGACTATTTTTCAGTAGAGAGAATGACAGTGATGTGCCTGATGATGACATACACAAATGGAATAGGGATGGTTGCTATGCTGATACCACTCACCCGATGGACATCATAGCATTGTGGAAAGAGCCGTTTAATTTTGATGAGAATTCGATTGGTAAAAAAATTGTACTTAGAAATGGTTGCATCAAATTAATTACCGGCTTTAATGATGGCAAAATTTTGGTAGGTCATGATGAATACGATGCTGAATCAGGTGAGACTAATGCTATTATGAAACAAGATGATGATCCATTTGATATCATCCAAATCTATGACTAATCAAAACTCAATATGTGTGGATGGGTGCGGTATTTCCAAATCCTCCATTTTAAAAATTCCCTGACGTGCTTGTTAGCCTCTTGCTGACTAAAAAAATATCTAGGAAATGAGTCAGCATGGTCAAGGTTGAGATAAGCATCCAAATGGAATTGAATATGGCCCCGATCACAATAGTTAGGTCGTAAGGATAGATAGCATTGACAAGGTCTACCATGGCTATCAGTGACAGTTAGCTGCCATCCCATATCCATGTCAGGGTAATTGGTATCTCTGATACGCTCCCATCTAGCCTCATCTATTTGCCTTATACCATTTTCATAGCTTGGCATTATCGGTTGCTCATTCATTTAATCAGTCCTCCAATCATCATCATCCATTTGCTCATCGACTTCACCGTCAAAGAAAGTATCATCAGAGGCTAATGCAGCATAGGCATCGATGGCATCATCTTTCTCACTATCAAAGCCTCTACCACTCAATACCTCTTCAAGTATTTTCTCAGCCTTTTCAGATTGCGACGATGAATAAGCAGCACTAATTGATAACAGGGCAGCAGAGACAATATCATCATGCTCACCATCAGGGGCTGAATACCGATACAATCCTGATGCTGTTACCTCCAACTCATAGTTAACAAACTCATCCTCAATGCATTTGATTCTAGGTGACCGATGCCAGCCGGCTTGAATGGCCATAATGGTTTTGGTCACCATCTCAGATTTTGATTTGTTGGTGAAGGTTACCGGTGTGATTGAGGCATCCAACTCAGCCTCTACCAGATGATCACCAAAAGCCTCACCGACACCAGTTGCATCAAACCTGATGATATTGTCACCATGGAAATGTTTTTCCAAATAGACTTTGATTCTGGTGATAATCATAGGGTAGGGCACATGTCTGAACCTAGCAAAGCCAACTAAGTTTCCATTTTGGTTGATGCTATAGAAAACTGTGAAGTCTTCTTTTTTACCAATATCTATGCCATGGAATACATCAAGATTTCTTTCCTCTACATCAGGATGTAACCAGAATTTACATGGTTCAATAACCTTGAGATTCTCATCCCACATCATAGATAAATCACCAAATGTAGATCCCTCACTAATAAATGAGGCATTGAAGTATTGCTCATATAAAAATTTAGGTAACAACCGTTTAGCCCTTGCTACTGCTGCTGTTGTTATAAAAGGACTATCCTCTGTTTTCACCTGTGCCCAACAAAAAAATGAGTCACCAGATTTAGCCCTCTTAAATACATCCTTGTACCAAGTGACACCTCTGGGAGTGCCTGTAACAATACCCTTGCCTTGGGTTTGTGTGATGGTGGTTAATAACGAATACCAAACCTGCTTGTCAATTTTTCCAGCCTCATCTATGACAAAATCATCTACACCCTCACCCTCAATGGTGACCTCTGCATCTTTACCATGCAAAAATACCACAGTGGTACCGTTGCCGATACGAATCTCAAGCTTGCCATTAATGCAGTCAATATAACCAGGCATGTCAGGCATCATGGCTTTCATATAGCGATAACCAATTTTAGCTTTGCGGTAGGTAGGTGCTACCCACACCATAAAGCAATTGGCTCTACTTAATGACTGCTTAGTTAGATACAAAGCACATCCAAAACTTTTTCCAATCTTGGTCCCACAGGGAGCAACCAAAACAAATGCATCAGGGTTTGTATCTTGCCAATTGTAAAAGATTGCTTGGGCTGGATGTGGTTCGGGTAACCACAGTTGAATAGGCTGGTTGTTGCTTTTTAAGGGTTCGATTCTGTATCTGCCTCACATCGTACTTTGGCTAATATTAAATCCATGGTTTGAGCAATGTAGGTTGTATCACGGTAACAATGATATATGTCAACTGTTGCAGTGACTGAGCCCCTTGCGAGGATTGCTGCTTTGACTATTTTGTAATTGTCTGCTGTCCAAGTTTGAGAATCTTGCTCTATCCAATTAATCATTTTTTATATCCTTTCCATTTTTCTCATTAGCATTATTATTCATCTCTGCCATCTTAACCAATTCGATACCATCTTGAGTCCATTTGTCTCTTTCCAATTGTGTGACAGATAAAGGGATATCCGTAAACAACATGTATTGTGATTTATTGTTAGCAAAACCATCTTTCATAGCCTCAAAGTTTTTCCGGCTACATACCATCATGCATTTGTGATTCCTTGGGTCATAAATCTTGTCATCAATAACTAAATACATGTCTATAAAAACCCTTTCAAAATGGTATCTGAACATTGGTACTTGGTTTCATTACCTCATCCTCTGGCTCATCATCAATCACCTCATCCTCTTCACCATCTTTAAATATTGGCTCATCATTGTTGGCAATCAATTCAGCATCAGTCATCTCACGTTTTTCATAGATTTTCTTTTTGTAGACATACCAGGTTTCTTTGGCTTGGATATCCCACACCTGAGTGCAGTCTACTTTCTGTGGCTCTTTGCCGGTGCATGCTGCAATTGATAGCTCATGGATCTTGATCTTTTCATTTCTGATATGCCTCAATTGATTCTTTTTATGCTCACGGTAGGCAATCTCAAATGAATCTAATTCGGTTAACGCCTTGGTGCATTCCTTTGCTCTAGCCTGCCTCTCAGCCACAGTTAGTTCAACAAATAAAGATGCCTCAAGTTTGACCGTCCTTTGATGATCATTCGATGCTGTCATTAATTAGCCCCACCTTTGATAATGATTTTAAAATGCACATCACACAGATACCAATAAACACCGTTGCCGATTTTGTATGACCATAGTGCATACTTATTACAATGATCACAACGTAATTGTGATGTATC